AACGAACTTTTGAGACTATTTTCCGGAGCGTCGATTTCCTGACGACCCGATCAATCGCGAGCTACTTCAAAGCTCCTGGTATCCAGGCATGATCACCCCATCCTTGACGATGGTCGGGAAGCCGTGCACAAAGTTGGGGCAACCACCCGGGGCGTTACAATCGACGAACGTGTACTCGATTTCCTTGTTCTTGAAGTACTCTTTCTGCTTGGTACACCAAGGGCATGAATCGTTGCCGTACATAGTGATCCCCGGACCCTGTGGGGCTGGGTCCTGTGCGACCGGAGGCGCTACGGGCCCCGTGGATCCGGCTTCGAGCTTCTCGACGCTACGGTTCTGCCACCACGTCCATATGAAATAGCCGAGGACGGCCAGGATGATCAGGATAGCAAACTTCATCACGACACCATCCATTACAGTCGACAAGTATTTTCATTTTCAGCCGAAGAGCGCGCTGATGATCTGATCCTTGGTCATCGAGGCATTCGCCGTGACGCGATGCGTCCGAGCGAACGACAGCAGCTCATTCTTCTTGTAGCCGCTCGCGAGCTTTCCGCCGATGCGGATGCGGCTGTTGGGTGTGTTGGTAAGCTTGAGGCCGACGCGACGCTGGGCCAAATTTTTCACATTTCCAGGAAATCCGAGCTTGTTCAAATTCTTGCCATTGGCAAAGTGTCTCATGGCCGACTTGACGTTCGCCCGATTCGCGAGCCACTTTTCTTCGTACGCCTGAGAAAACTGGCTGGCACGGTTGGCTGCGTAGCCCACCCGGCTCAGGTGAGTTTTCATCATACGACGGGTCAGCACGCGTTGGTTCGGCATGGCGTTGACGTACCGAGACAGGATCGCGAGGGCACGGTTCGAAGATGTCGGTGACCGAGCCGCAGCCGCCGGGGCGCGTGCACGAGGCGCTGTCGGTGGGGCCGTCATGCGACCCGGGGCACGAGTCGCACCGCTCCGCGCTCTGGCGTTGCGACCGGCCGCCACTCGGGCGGCTCGCAACGCACGTGCCATGGCTGCACGTCGACGAGGCGATATCGCCGGTATAGGGACTGCACGGCGTGCACGCGAACCCGGACTCCGGCGTACCGGCCGAGGTGCAGAGTTTGGAGTCGAGTTGGACGAGCTCGGCAGTCTCGGCTCTCGAGCCACCTGAAACGCCATCAGATGGGTGGGATGTGTCGTTCTTCTGGCATTAATAGGAACCGGTAGGTAGCGTACGCCTGCTCCACCCCCGGTTCGACGGACCGTGTTGCGCACGATCGGTGCACCGCGCACGCGTGCCACGTTCCGGACCACGACGCTACGGCTTTCGCCGGCGACACCACGTGCTCTGCCGGCCATCATGGCTGCCCGGGACCGCGGCGACATGCGCATGAACTCGAGTGCCGTCGGTCGCCGGGCCCCGGTCGTCACGCTGACACCCGGCATGTTGGCCAGGGCGCTCCGAGCAATCTCGGCCGCGTTATTTCCCGACCGGTTCGCCATGACGTTCCGGACCGTCACGCGCGGCGAGCTCACGTTGCGGACCGGCGTGTTGTTGTTCCGGGCCTGGCGGATGAACGGGTCGTCGAGCACCTTGTCGAACGACGGCGCGGCAGCGTTCGAGACGCCGTTCTTCATCCGGTACTTGGCAACATTTCTCGTGTTTGCGCCGCGGAGGCTCGCCGGGAGCATACGAGCGATGAACTGTTTCGTCTCGGGCAAGTAGTTCATGTCGCGAATCTCATAATCGAGACAGTTGAGGAAGTAGTGCACGTCGTACTTGACCGAGGTCCGGTGCGAAATGCCCGAATTGACATGATTTCCTTTATTTATGACCGGGTTGGATCCTCTCGTTTTGAGGCGCGCCAGGCCAAAGTCCGCGAGCATCAGGCGCGGGAAAGCTCCCGTGTCGTCGACGAAGATGTTGCCGAGATGGACGTCGTTGTGACGAAATTCGGGGTATCTCGAATTGATCTTTTTGAGCGTCGAGACCACCTGGCGGATCATGCGCGCCATGTCGGCGTCCGTGACGCGCCGGCCCATCTTGTGCAGCCAGTCCTTCAGGGATCCGCCGTGGGCGTACTCGCTGTACATGACAAACTGGTCGTTATAGTCGAAGATTCGCGGGTTGCGATTCGTGAAATCCGAAGCCGGGATAAAGTTGCGGCAGTGGATAAACTTGTACGGCACTGGGATGTGCCGCGGGACGATCTTGTACAATGTTTTTTGGATCGTGTATTCGAGCTCGGCAATCTGCTTGTTCATCGGGAACTCGCGATCGCGCGGACTGACCTTTATGACGACGTTCTGTCGGCCGTTCGTCGAGGTCGATGCCAAGAACGCGACGCCTTGGACACCCGAGCCGAGCTTCGCCATCCCGGGTCGGATCGTCTTGACACCCTTGGTCACGTTGTAAACCGTGCCGAGACGGCGGTGCGTGTTCGCCTTGGTGAGCGCATAGCCTACCCGACCGTTGTTGGTCGAGTTCTGATAAAGACCTGATGTATTACAATTTAACGCTTTGTTAAGCACTCTTGACATATCTATTACACACAAAATTTTTCACAAGTCCCAGAGGATCTTCCACCTCATACGTCCTCCTCTTCCCCCGACACCTCCTCTTCCGGGACGTCAATCTCCTCCTCTGAGGCTGCCGCCGGCGCAGCCTCACCCAGCACGTCGTCGACACCCACGAAGCTGAACCCCTTGAGCTGGGACTTGGGTGCGAACAGCACCTGCATGAGGCGGACGCTGATGCCAAACTTGTTGTCGACGCACCACACCTGGTTCACCTCGATGATCGTGATGACGTTGCGGCCCTTGTCCAGTGTCGCCAGGTCGGCCGGCTTGCGGTCCGACTCGTACGCCTCGACCGCAAACGACTTCTCGTCGCGGGTCGTCATCACCTTCAGGTACAGCGTCTCGGCATACTTACCCTCCTTGTCCTTGCGCAGCGGCGACTTGTACAGCGCCTCGCGAATCACCTCGCGCGTGTAGCGCTTGCCGAGCAGAGCCTCGGAGTTGGCCACGGCAAAGTCCACCACCTTGTCATCCAGCGCCTTGAACTGCGCGATAATCTCAGGGTGGTTGGCGAGGTCCAGGCTCAGCGAGTAGGACGCCTTGCCGGTCGCCTTGTCGACAAAGTTGCTCAGGCCAAACGGCGCACGCATCGACGGCAGCTGGAACAGGAGCTTCTGCTTTCCAGGCAGGTTGAGGTAGACGGCCTTTCCACCCTTCTCATTCTTGTTGATGTTGGAAAAGACGACAGAGTTGACGTCAAACTGATCGATCGGACGGATGATGAGCGCCATGGTTTCTACTCTACTTGGGACTGGTCACTTTATGTACTTTTTTCTTGGCACAGGGTATGGCTAATGCATTGAACAATGCGTTCAAGAAATATGTAGAAGACCCACGGTCATTGAGTAACAACGAGCCGCCGAATTTTTCGGCACTCCAGACGGCTATTCGCACTTATGTAAAAGTGAGCCGTGAGAAACAGCTCCGAAATCAAATCAACGAGGCCATCCGTGCCGGCCTGAACCAGGCCGGTGTCGAAAATGCGAAGCGTATGATAAACGGTTACAAAATCCCGGTTGCACTGAAAAAAGAGCTCATAAATAAGCTCAATTCCCATGGGAAAACACGGGCCCTGAATAACTTGATGCGTTCGAACTTCAAGACCATGAACAATTCTTCATTTGCCAATTTTTATCAGGGTTTCAAGGCAACACCAGGTCCGAACGATCCGTACAAAAAACCGGCATACAGTACATTCAAGGCGCAAGTGAACCGTTCACTCGCGGATCGAAAGCAGCGCATCGAGGCCAAAGCGACCTTGAACAACGCGGATTTTCGATTTCTCTCAGCGATCGGTAACGAGAATGCCAAACGTCTTCTCGGAAACATGTCCAAATTGAATCCGGCAAACAAAAGAAGACTGATACTGGCGAAACAAGTCCTGACGAAGAACAATCGGAATTTCCTGGCAAGTTTGGGACAAGGAAATGCGAACGTCGTGAACCGGTTGGCTAAAAATGCTCGAAATCGCAAGAAGCAAATTTTGGCCAAGACGATTCTGACCAATGAAAATATGAATTGGCTCAAAAAAACTTTTGGAAATCAAAATAATAATGTGCGCCGGCGTTTAATTTTTGAACTCCGAAAACGTACTGGAGCGGCTCCGCCATTGCCGCCAAAACCCACGAACGTCGCAAGACGCCAAGCAACCCTGGCCAAAGAGAATCTTAACAATACCAATCGGGCTTTCCTGAGATCTCTGGGGAACAATCAAAATGCCGTAGCACGACTTGCACGAAATGCGAGCAGTCGAGTATCTCCACTGCCACCCAATAATCTCCCGGTGCCAGCGGGACTGTTCGTCGGTTCACCGCCTGCTCAAGGCATAGCAGCTCGGGCAGCCGCGAGAAGCCGGGGAGAAACTCAGAAATCCTTACCACCAGACGGTTTTGTAAAAAAAATTATGGCCGACATCATGGCGACAAATCTTTCGAATAACACTACATACAGGAGATTCTATAATAGTACCAAATTATATCGCCTGCCAGATATGATACAACAACAACTCAACTCCAAACGTCAACGGAATCTCTTTAGGCTGTATGGAAATCGCGCCCGACCAAACATTAGTACTATGAATAAAAATAAGCTCGAGGCACACAAAAGAGAATTGGGGTCAATTTACAACAAGATATCGAATAAATCCAGACTGGCAAATTCCCACAGTAGACTCATCGAAGTGATCAATACAAGATTGGCGACCCTACCATGAAAGGACCCAGCCATCTGAGTATTCGTCTTCGTACAACTTGATATACGAGACGCAATCGCGGCGCGGCAAGGCGCGCCAGTATGTCATCGCTGTGCGTTCGTCGGTGAATATGAGCGTCTCCTCAAATTCAGCGCCGTAGTGCGGCACGAGTGCAACGAGTTGCAGCTTGGGTTTAGGTAGCCCTATCGTTTCCTCCATGCGCATATAGGAAGTTTGATGTTTATGTGTGTATGGAGTCCGTAAAGACTAAATGGGACACGGTCGTCAATGACCGTGCGTTTCGTCGAAAGTTTACAGGCTGTAAAGGCGATTACGACATTTCAAAGTGCCGTCGGATCGTACATCCGAAAGGAACACTCTATGTGCCCATCTCGGATGACGAGGGTCATTTCATGGCGTACGAATTTATCGGATCGGGTGTGATACGTGTTTTTGATCCGGCGCACTCTAAAAGCCGGTACAGTGGT